ATTACAGTTACTGTTGTTGGTATCAAGGCTACCTCCCCTGAGGAAGTTGAAGATATCATTACGGACAACATCGAAGTCAGCGGCTACGACTTAGAGTTGCACGACCCAGATGTACGAGTACAACATATCGAGCGAGAATAACTATCATCAGCACACGCTATCTAGCACATGGGACTTTGTTCATTTCGACTATGTGTTAGACTTGGGGATGGGTGGTCCCGCCATCTGCGAACACGGGACACTACTAAACAAGGAGACAAATGCCAGTAGAAATTGAAAGAGATAGATACGGAAGACCGCTAGTCATTCCTCCTAGTGGTGGTAAAGCAATTGCATATACCCGTGCTACCACTATAGCCAACAGTCTTGATGATGCTTCAGCATTAACCGCATGGAAAATGCGGATGGCAGCAATAGGTTTAACCAGCAGACCAGACTTACTGCTAGCCATTGGTGTAGCAGCAGACAACAACAAATTAGTTAATGCATACATTGAAGAAGCAATGGAAGTTGCAGGTGCTAGCAAAGCAGCAACAATTGGCACAGCCATCCATGCATTAACAGAAAAACTAGACTTAGGTTTAGAGTTAGGTGCAGTACCAGAACAATGGATGCCAGACATTCTTGCATACCAAAAAGCAACCAGCATACTTACTAAGATTTATATCGAACAATTCACAGTGCTAGACAAGTTTAAAATTGCTGGCACACCAGATAGAGTTGTTGAATACAAAGGCGAAAGGTTTATTGCAGACCTAAAGACAGGTCGCATTGACCATCCAAATAACATTGCTATGCAGTTAGCAATCTACGCTAACGGCTCGCCGTACATGATAGATACGGCGACCCGTGGCACATGGGGCGACATCAACAAAGAAAAAGCAATCATCATTCATGCCCCAGCAGGGACAGGAACTTGCAAGTTAGTATGGATTGACATCAAAGAAGGATGGAAAGGTGTACAATTTGCAATGAAAGTAAGAAAGTGGCGAGACCAAAAGGGTTTGGCTACTCCATTTGAGCAAGGAGAAGATAGTGCCTAGTACAGAAGCACCAATCAGTATCACAGTAAAGACACCAGCAGGTAGTCTTGTCACAGTCCGTGCAGAAAGCGGAGAAGAACTAGACAATATTGTTGCACTATCAGTGCACGCTATTGCATCAGCAGCAACAGAACTAGAAGCAGCAGTGCGTGGTGCAACACCAGCACCAGCAGCACAACCAGTTATGTCAGCAGCATCAGTTGCCGCAGCATTAGGTGGCAACATCATTGAAACACCAGCCCCAGTTGCAACAGCACCAACAATTGGTGGGCGTTCATGTCCACATGGAAAGATGACAGCAATCCAAGGTATGGGTAAAGATGGCAGACCATATAAAGGTTGGTTCTGCCCAGCACCGAAGGGTGCATTTGATAAGTGTAAGAACCAGTATGTTGCTAACACATCACCAGAGTGGAACACATTCGTTCCAGAACAGATTAAGTGAAAACACTTAGACGCTCTATAAACAAAGCAGAGGTAGGCGGAGAACCACTTCCGCCTGCCTTTGCTGCATTTGAGAGAGCAGGAATTATCCTGCGTAGAGCAGAGGTAACTGTTATTGCAGGCACTCCAGGTGCAGGCAAGTCATCCGTTGCATTGGCTATTGCTGCTAAAACAAAACATCCTACACTTTACTTTTCAGCAGATACCAATGCACATACGATGGCTATGCGCTTGATTGCCATGACTGGCAAGATGACACAGGCAGCAGCAGAACAACTACTAAAGCGCGACCCTGCTAGGTCGCACGAAATACTACAACTCAACAACCATTTGTTCTGGTCCTTTGAATCTAGCCCTACACTCAAAGATTTAGATGATGAAGTCTCAGCCTTTGAAACAGTATGGGGTAAGTCGCCAACCCTTATAGTTGTAGACAACCTAATGGATGTAGCAATGGATGGATACGATGAGTTCGGTGCAATGCGTGCCGTTATGAAAGAACTCAAGTATCTAGCCAGAGATACCAATGCAGCAGTGTTGGTACTACACCATACAAAAGAAGGATTTGATGGCTATCCTTGCCAGCCACGCAGCGCAGTGCAGGGCATGGTCAATCAAATTCCAGCAATGGTTTTAACTATTGGTCAGATGAAACAGGGTGACGACACATACTTATGTGTGGCACCAGTCAAGAACAGATACGGTAGAGCAGACCAAACAGGTAGCAATTATGTTAGCCTATCTTTTAGTCCAGACTCTATGTATCTAGAGGATGTACCAGTCAGGTATCAACAGGAAGAGGTAATGTAATGCCAAAGTATAGAGTGACATACTCACAATATAAAGTAAAAGTTATTCGCGCTTCTTCATTAGCAATAGCAGAAGAACGTGCAAAGAAAGCAGAAACAGGTAGATGGGAACTAACAGAGGTTAGGGACGAACCACAAGAATGAGTACACCAGCCAAGCGTAAAGGCAGCAAAGCCGAAGCAGATGCAGTTAAATGGCTAAAGGCTAATGGTTTTCCTTATGCAGACCGCAGAATAGCAGGAGCACAGTTAGACAAAGGCGATATCAGCGGTGTCAATGGAGTAACTATTGAGGTTAAAAACCATGTCCGCATGGACTTGAGCGCTTGGATTAAAGAACTAGAAGTAGAAATGAAAAACGATAATGCATGGACAGGAACTGTTCTGCATAAGCGTAAGGGTAAATCAGATGTTGGTGAGTGGTATTGCAGTATGCCAGCCAGCGTATGGCTAGCCCTGATTAGGAAGGTGTTAGGTGAAACATAGTATCGCAGACTATCTACGCTATATAGGCGCAGCCGTTCCTGCTGAGGGACACGGCTGGCGCAAAATCAAATGCCCATTCCACAGCGACAGTCATGCATCAGCAGGTATTAACTTTGAAGAAGAAAGATTTAAATGCCACGGCTGTGGTGTTAGTGGAGATGTATACGATTTAATTATTCACAGGGAAGGAGGCACATACCGTGAGGCTATCAAATTCGCACAGACAATTTCTCTTGCAGGCAACGCACCAGTACGCCAGTCAGATTCATCTAGCAACAGACTACCTAGCAACACGCAATCTATCGGTAGAAGAGGCGCAACGCTTTCATCTTGGAGTGGTAAAGGACGCTCTTCCAGGTCATGAGCAGTACCTCAATAGACTAGCAATACCGTACATCACACCGTCAGGTGTAGTTGATATTAGATTCAGAGCATTAGGTAATGTAGACCCAAAGTATATGGGTATGCCAGGTGCTAAGACCAGCATGTTTAATGCACAAGCAGTGCTAACAGCATCAGACTATATCTGTGTGACTGAAGGCGAGATAGATTGCATAACAGTATCTGTTAAAACACCACATCCAGCCGTAGGTATTCCAGGTGCAAACAACTGGAAGCCATTCTATTCCAAGATATTAGATGACTTTGATACAGTAATTGTTTTAGCAGATGGTGATTCAGCAGGTATGGATTTTGGCAAGAAGGTTAGCCGAGAGTTAGGTAATGTTAATATAGTTCAGATGCCAGAGGGGCATGATGTTAATAGCATAGTAATGCTAGAAGGAGCGGAGTTTATTAATGAACGAATCCGAAAATGCCTTTCTGAATAATGGCGATGAGGTATGGGATTTTATTAAAGATAACCCCAGATACATAGGCATACCAATCTCTAAGCGCCAAGGACTAGACATCCTTAATGCGTTACGAGATGTATGGGTAGCCAATAAGAATGACCATGAACAGGCTAACAAAATGCTAACTATGTTGGCAGCCGTGCTTGTATCAGCAGAAGCAGGACTGGGTGAAGAGATAGTAGAAGAAGTGTTAGTACAAGAAGCAATGATGGATTTTGAAGAGCAGGCTAAGGAGATACTAGATGAAAAACCTTAATGACTTTGAAGATATTCTTAATGAACTACGTATTATTATGGTACGTAAGCATCAAGACTATGGTCCATTTAACATAGCCAATGCTCCAGGTGGTGCAATGAACGGGCTGCTTGTGCGTATGCACGACAAGATGGCACGATTAGAAAACCTTTACTACAAAAGTAGCGACACGCCCAACTATGAAAGTATTGAAGATACCTTTCTTGACCTAGCGAACTATGCAATAATCGGACTATTGGTACAAAGGCGACAATGGGAAGGCGTAGCAGAGGAATAACGTGGACTACTTAGAAGAGTATGAGCAGATGGTTGTGGCAATTGCTGCCGAATACCAGCGCAAATACCCTATGACTGACCAGCAAGATATCCAGCAGGTACTATGGATATGGTTTGTTAGTCATCCAGTTAAGTACAAAGAGTGGTCAGCACTGCCACAAAAAGACAAGGACAAACTCATAGCCAAGTCTCTTCGTAATGCAGCACTTAAATACTGTGAACGCGAAAAGGCACGGACGGTTGGTTATGAGTTACTTGATTTGTACTACTACGATGCCTCAGTTATCGAGGCATTCCTACCATCTATCATCTCAGAATCCTATGAGATACCAACTAAGATTAAAGACCTCAACTTTAAGTTCACCAAAGGTGAAAGCACAGACACTAACAACTGGTTAGTGCTGCGCTCAGACATAGCATCTGCATATTACAAACTGTCAGAGGCTAAACAGTTTATTTTAAAGACTAGATTTAGTACAGAGTCTTGCGAGTGGAGCAAGTTAGGGGAAGAGTTAAAGACCACCCCTGACGGTGCACGTATGAAAGTACAGCGTGCTATCAGTTCTTTAATTAGAAATCTTGGTGGCTATAGGTCACATCTAGATGAAGACAGTTCTGTAGAGGTAGAAGATGACGAATCAGGAGAGTGATAATGTCAAAGAAATCCGAGAGTTACTACATCCAAAGGATTACTCACACGCTATGGATTTGCGAGGAGAATCTATTGGGGATGTTTGCGTATGTGGAGGGGATGTATTTCATGCGCTTGTTGCATTTGACCAAGGTGAACTATGCTTTTATTTCCTTGATGGAGAGTGCGTTAACTGTGGGTCAATGGTCACACTCCCTTACCCAAAGAATGAGGACTCTATCTAATGCCACTGTATGATTTTAAATGCAACTATTGCACAGAAGTAATAGAGACTAACGAGAATATTCCACCAGCCTGCACCACTTGTGGTGAAACTATGCAACGGGTATGGTCAGCACCAGCAATCAAGTTCAACGGCACAGGCTTTTATTCAACAGGAGGATAAATGAATTACCCAGAATGGAAAGGCACACCCAATTGCAGAAGTGTTGACTCAGAGGAATTTTTTGTACCCGATGGTTCATCAACTTATAGAGAAGTAAAGATGCTAAAAAGAATCTGCAATAACTGTGAGGTCAAAAAGCAATGCTTAGACTATTCACTACATAATGGTGTCTTTGGATTCTGGGGTGGTACTACAGAATACGAACGTAAACTTCTACGCAGAAAACTAAACATCATTCCCAAACCTCTATACTTAGGATACCCATGAGCAAACTATCAGACTTTGACTTAGACCTAGCAAGAGGACAACAAGGAGAACAACTAGTAGAACAATTGTTAACGGGTGGTTCTACAGTAGAAGTAAAGACAGATTTAAAATGGAAAGATACGGGCAACCTATATATAGAAACAGTGTGCTGGTCACACAACAACGAGAATTGGTATCTATCAGGATTGTCCAGTACGAAAGCAAGTTACTGGGCTTTCGTTCTGGAGGGGGCAACTCTGTTAGTACCAACGGAAGTACTGAAGCAGGTAGTTACGGCAAGGGGAAGAGCCATTACCTGCAACATACCTCCGAACCCAAGCAAGGGATACCTTGTGAAGGTAGAGGACATACTTAATGTTCTCCGCAACTCTCTGTAAATAACAAAAAAACCCCCAGCGCTGGTAATAAAAACCAGTACTGGGGGTTTCTTGTTTCTATGGGCCTGCTAGGCCCCTTAAATAGTTATTCGTTTGAGCCTGGACCGTAGTCCTTTGAGTTCTTGTTAGCCCACTTAGCAACAGGTGCAGCCAATGCACCAATTACTACAGCATATTGCGGAGCCATATCAGTAAGCAGGGCGATACCCATTGTTACAGCAGCCGCTAGTACGGCTAAAGCATAATCCTTAATTGCCTTTACTTCTTTTGGACCAATAAACTTATCTACTAAGTGCTTCACTTGTTCTCCTTTTTTGGTAGTGGTTTAAACTTAAGAGCAAAATTTCTTGCAGCATCTGCAGTTTTAAAAACCGTTTTCTTCTTTACAATCAACCACGGAAACCATGGTGACGTATCATTCCCACAGTCATCTTTAATGGAAATATGTAAGTGGCTATTGTGTTTGTTAGAGCCAGTGTACGCATGGTCTGCATCTTGCTTTGTCCAGATACGTCCTTTAAAAATTAAATACTTAACTCTGTTATCGCTTTGTAGTTTTTCAAATGCCTCTGCACAATCAATGCCAAATACTGGGTCATGAGTTAAGTCAACTGCATAGCCCGTGTTATGGTCTGAGTTAGGATTCTGTTTTAGGTGGGCAGCAGAAGGTAGAAGACCATCTGATGCTTTCTTGCGCTTCGGCTTTAACGCCGTCGCTTGACGGAGAACAGCAATTGCAGCAGGTGTGGCTTTCTTGGCAACAGGTTTCATTGTTACTCATTTCTTTACCATTTGGATTACTAATTCATGTAGCATTTCTACCTTATGCTCCAGTCTTGTGACGGAATCTTTTAGACTTGAACCAGAATTGGGCTTAAGTTCATACAAGTAATGCTTAACCAACCATCGAACAGATGCAGCAAAGGCAGAAGCAATTGCTATGATAGATACAATGAGGCCAGCCCAGTTAGAAGGTGTCATGATGATTCCTATAAGGTTCTAATAGCGACAACAAGGGTTCCACCAAATCCTGAAAACCTTTTGTCTGTAGGTGTGCGGTTAATGAATTGTATTTCTTCAATCAGACCAATGTACGATTCACCAGTTCTGAAATCTTCTACTCTAATTGAGTCTCCAACATTTTCAAGGGCTTCAAGGTCAGAGAGTTTGTCATAAGCAGAACCTTCATAGCCAATAGTTACACCAAACTTATCTGTTTCATTGTCATAACAGTAAAGTGGATACTGAATAAGCCGTTGACGTGGGACTGCTGGCAAAGCCTTTAACTGATAGCCGTTAAATACTGGTCCTTTACTAGCATCTGTTGAAAACCTAGTAAATGTAAACTTAAATGACATGAACTCTTGCGAACTGTAAGGATATGAAACACCAATCTCTGACAGGATATCGCCTTCAGCAAAACTACCAATATTATAAGCCTGACCGAGTGTATCTATAGACTGAATTGAAACACCACCAAAACCATTATTCATTCGTATCTTTAATAGTTTAAATACTTTTGCTTCTAGTGTGCTATAACGTATTTTTCCAGTTGTAATATAGCCAGATGGAACTAGTGATGATTCATTTTCAAGATATACACCACCTTCTGCAGCACTAGCATAGGCTGATGTAAAAGAAATAATATCTGTATCACCAATAAATGCACAAGATGTTGTTGGATGAACCGTACTTCCAGTAGCATTATAGACATCGTTTGCATAGGCAAAGCGCAATGATTCTACTTCTGTACTTAAATCAATCCTAGTCACACCTGGTTCACCATCAACAGATGTTGCACACCAAATAAATCTATCTCTTGCAGCAAAGTCATAGCATGGCTGAGTGCCTTCAATAATTAATGGACCATAGTTAATCGAACCATCTTGGTCGCTAACAATGGCTGCTCTTACACCCTTGTTTGTGCCAATCATCATGTATCCAAGGTAGTAGTAAATCCTAAACACCCATTCACCAACTGGAAGTTCAGCAGCAACTGCTGCTCCAGCACTTAAGGTTGGCATTCCACCAGTTGTTGTAAGGGTAAACTTAATAATTGTTGACTGAATTCCATTGTATCCAGAAACATAAATTGCTGGACCAGATGCAGTAATACTTGTAAATACATGAGAACTTGCTGGATGTGTGTACACAGGAGTTGGTAGTGTTGTTGTTCCTGGAGATGTGGATAATTCATAAACTTTATTATCAGCACACATTACAATACGTTCTTTTGTAAACTCCATAACAGCATTAGAAATTGTAAAGTTTGCTTCATAGATTTTAGTTTCATCTGCAGTACTAGCAGAACTACCAGTTAAAGGTTTCTTATAAACTGTTAACTTTGCAGAGCCACCAGATGTAACATTTGTAACCCAGTAAGCATAGGTTCCATCATCACAAATAGCATATACAGGATACACGCCAGCACCAGCATTGTAGTCAATGTAGTGTGTTACTGTTCCATTTGCTGCAATTTTATCTACATCATACTCATCGAGAAGTAAGATACCCTTGCTAGTACTCCATTGGATAGAGCGTGAAAATTGAAATGGTCTTCCATTAGATGCTATTGCACCTGTTGTAACATGTTCTTCTGTTGAGTCGTTAAGAAGAGTAACCTCTCCTTTAGTCCAGACATTAACACCCTTGCAGTCATTAACTCTATACGCAACAGATTCACCTGCGGATGGGTCATAGAATTTAATTCCAGTTCCATTGTGAAATGAAGATTGGCTACGTGTCCACCAACCAGTAAGCGTCTGTTCTCCAGGCTCATTGGTTTGGTCAATTTGTTGCTTACGATATGGTGCAGTCTGACGAGTGTATGGAAACTCGTCTATTGCTGCAAGAAAAAATGGTAAGCCGTTAAGTGATATATCGTATGATTCGCCAGTTGCTGTGTAAGTTGGATTTACTGATGCATTGGATAATACATAGGGTAAACCTTCGGTAATATCATCGCCGTATGGCATTTGTTCTCCTTAGTTAAACTGCTGCATAACGAATAATTACAATGCCTGAACCACCATTGCCAGGTAATCCAACTACAAGATTTGCAGCGTATGCACCGTTGCCACCATTTCCAGTATTAGCAGCACCAGAAGTGCCATTACCACTGCCAGTACCTGTACCACCTTTAGCAATTTGAGCAGGTGCGCTTGAATCCCACCAACCTGTATAAGTTGTAAGTCCAGCACCGCCAGTACTTCCAGATGCAGCGGCTGCTGAACCACCGCCACCACCACCAAATCCACTAACGCTAGAATTAGCGCCATCATTACCTTGACCTGCAGTTCCAGCAGCATAGGCGTATGTCGTTGTAAGACTGCCGATAATACCTTTTTCGGAACCACCACCACCAGAACCACCAACTGTTGCAGCAGCATCACCAGTTGCACCATAGCCACCGCCTAGTGCACTAGCAACAGGAATTGGAGAACCTACTCCTCCAGAAGGAAGAATGAAAAGTGAACTAGTACCACCATTACCACCATTATTAACAGTACCACCAACACCTACTGTAACGTCAAGAGTAGTAGATGAGTATGTTCCATTAAGAACTCCACCACCACCGCCAGCACCAGTTGCTGTGAATTGACCATTGTTATACATACCACCTGTTGTTGTTCCGCCAGAACCACCACCAGCAACTAGTAAATATTCAAGAGTTGTTGAACCTCTAGTTACAGTAAAAGTTCCACTAGATGTAAACTTATGATAGGTGTATCCACCTTGAGTATAGATAGTACCGCCAGTTGCATTAAAACCACTGTATGCAGTAATGAGTGGAATAAGAGACATTAAGCAATATCTCCAACAACTGTCCAAGTATTTGCCGCAGTCTTAATACAACTGCCTGCTGAATATCTAGTGCGAGTCTTTGGTGTAGCAGATGTAGCACCAGCAGAAGTAATTGTAGTAGTTCCAGAAGTAACTGCAGATACTGTTACTTGTCCTGTTCCAATTTGCTGGAAGTTAATAACAGTTCCAGTTGGAAATGCAACAGAAGCATCAGTTGGAATCTTCAATGCAACGGCTGAAGAATTGTTTAAAGTAACCAACTTATTAGCATCTGTTAATACAACTGTATATGTAGTAGTAGTATCAGCAGTAAAACCAATGGTTGCTACTGGTGTTGTAAGAGTCTTGTTAGTCAATGTCTGTGTTCCAGTTAGGGTAACAACACTAGTTGATACACCCCACTTAACTCCCAATGTTGCTGCTGAATCTGCAACTAGGTACTGGTCGTTTGTTCCTACGGCTAGGTTATCAATTACACCATCAGCAGAGGCAACAAGAACATCTCCCTTTGCTGAAACCACAGATGCAGGACTTGATGTATTAAAATAATTTAAATCGTCAGCAGTTAAAACATGCTTAACTTTTGCACCAGTTATATGTGATATAGCAGATGTTCCAGAACGTCCTCTAGTAATTGTAAAGTTATCAACAGAACGTGCTGTAACAAATACAATTTCTTCATTAATGGTATCTGGGTCAATTACTACAGTAAACTGGTCTCCGTCTGCAAAGCCAGAACCTTGAATCAGTGTTGCTCCGCCACCACTAAAAACAGTCATGGTTGTTGCTGAGTTTGAAATATCAGAAGCCAAAGTTGTTTCTGTGCTGATGCTGCTATATTTGCGTGCCATGTTTTTCCTTAGCGGTTGTAGTGAAGTTTAATTGGGAACTTACCAGAAAGTTTTGCTGCTTCATCTGCCAGTCTTTGATTGTAAATTGCATAGACATATTTAGAAGCAGACATTCCTGCATTAGATGGCAGTTTAGTGTCAGCATTATCTGACTCTGCACTTGTAAGATTGATTCGTCCAGCGTCTAAGAATGATAGTAATCTCCAAGATGCACCCATGGTAATAACATCACGGGCTGATTCTGGAAGTCCAGATACATCTGAGAACTCATCATTGTTAGAAGTTAGTTGATTAGGTTCTGCTGTGTACCATACTTGGACTGTGCGACCTGGTGTAATGCTGTCATAAATTGAGATACTGTTATTAGAATTAAATGAAGTTGAGTTAGCCATTGGGTCTACTCGCCAACGGCGAACTGGCATCCATTCTTCTGATGGTCCAACAGTTTGCCATGAAACCGCAAGAATACTTTCGGCATCATCTGGCAAAGAGTATGTATTTTTTGCTGGATTAAAAGTAAATGTTGTAGATGAAATTGCCCATAGTCTTGGAAATACGGATAAAATTGTGTCGTTAATTGCTCGCTTGATTGTATTACGTGGGAATGTTGGACTAAGTGTTACCTGTGCGGACTGAGCATGTGAGGTTGGAACTGTGTTCTGATAACCTCTACCAAAGCCAGGGGCTACACGCATAGTGTTGTTATTCTTATCAAAGGAATCTATCCAAAATAATTCGTCATCAATTTCAATGACTCCCTTTGCAAGGTTGGATGATGAGCCAACCTGAATGTCAACTCCAGTACTTGAGATGCCACCAGTATTTGCTAAGTATGTGATTCGGTCTTGTCGCATTGTGTAGCCAGCAAGACTACTGCGTACCTCATCTACCATATCATTTAATGTAGCCATTTTTACCTTTCATACCATCCGTTATCCCATAGGGTAAGTAACCGACTAAAGTACTTTTCGTACTGTAGAGCGATTACATCAAGTGAGTAGAGGGAAACTGCTCGCTTGTGTATTGCTACTGGGTCTAGTGTTTTTACATCCTCTACTGCTTGGCAGAACTCAGAGAATGTGCGACATCTATATCCAGTAAGACCATTGATATTAGTTTCAGTGAAAGCACCCCAGTCAGTTGTGATTGTAGGTGTTCCACAAGTTTGTGCTTCGATTACCACATTGCCAAAGGGTTCAATGTATTGAGTAGGGGCAAAGGTTGCTATAGCACCACCCATAAGTTTGGCCCGTTCTTCTGGACCAACTGCTCCAACATACTCACCATAGCCATCAAACTCACCAGGACCAGCAACTATTAATCGCTTACCTAATGCTTCGCATACTTGCTGAGCAATTCTGTAGCCTTTACGGTCAATTAATCTACCAATAAACAGATAGTAATCGTCTTTCTTTTTCTGTAAAGGAAACATTTCAGGCTCAAGATAACCATTAATTACACAATCAAAAAAGTTGCCATCTACCGTAGTAGGATTCTTGAACATTGCATAGATGCTGTGCATCCAAGCATAAGACTCAAAAACTTTATACTTGCTAAATACTCCACCATAACCAATACCAAACTCAACTGTAATGTGGTTAGGATAAGCATCTGCAATTGGCTTCTGAATACTTCCGCCAATAACGCAGATAAAATCTTTTTGTTCCAAGCGTTTGCCTAGTTCTACAATCACATTGGCGTTAAATATCTGCCAGTGAGGTAGACTTGCGTCAAAAGGCACTTCCGTATAGTGCTTTCCTTGAATAGAATCAAGTCTTTGCTGTTCTGTTATACAGGTTACTAACTCATCTACTGGTGCTTCATTCTGTTCACCAGCATAAAGATAGACTGTATGACCCAGCGACTTCATCATTACACAGAAGCGCCTTACCTTTTCGGTATAGGCGCAGTTAATATATTCTTTTGTAGTCTGCGTATGAGGCAAACTTATAACGTGAAACCTCATCTGTCCCCCTATGAGTTTATTCTGTTGTTTGTTCCTCAACTACTGGTGGGACAAAGTTTTCCCCATCCCAAGTCCAGCCAATATAGGCTGGTTTTTCTGGAGTGTATTCAATTAATACACAGTTCAAATCTTTTTCTGACTGTTCTTTATTGTCTGTAACAATTACATTTTGTACAGACATTCCAGACATCATTGCAAATGTAGCCATATTATTCTCCTAAAAATTAGTAGTAAAGAAGGATGCAACCGCCGCCACCAGCAGCGCCAGTATTTGCTGCTGCTGCGCTATTTCCTGAACCGCCAGCACCACCGCCGCCTGAGCCACCTGCTCCGCCCACGTTTGCGCCACCTGGAGAGCCTGCACCTACTGCACCACCACCGCCACCCCCGCCTCTATTAAGAGCGGCAACAGTTCCACCAGCGCCACCAAAACCAGAACCGCCTGGACCAGCAGTACGTGCAGCGTTAATAGACCCACCGCCACCACCACCTACAAAACCATTACCGCCGCGTCCACCGTCAATGGTACTTTGTCCAGACCCACCACCGCCACCACCAGACATTCCATCTCCACCAGCCTGACGACCATCAGTTGCAGCACTAGCACCACCAGCAGCAGAGTAAGCGCTTCTGAGAACTCCACTGGATGCGGTCGTAGCAAAATTTTGACCAAGGTATGGCTGCGAACCATCAGAACTACCAGAAGATGCTGTTCCACCACCAGCACCTGCTCCTGCACCGCCATTAGTTCCAGTCAAAGCAGAACCTGCTGTGCTAGTAGTACGACTACCAGCGCCGCCGCCTGCTAACAGCATTCCATATTGAGTTGTGCCACCATTACCACCGTCAGCAGTATTACCACCAGCAGCACCACCTGCACCGATAACACAAGTTGAAAATGCTGGAGTCCATCCCATTGTTACACCACCAGCGCCACCACCGCCAGTTCTAGAAGAAGCGGTTGCGCTTTCAGTACCAGCAGAACCACCGCCACCACCTACAACAATTGCCCATACCCAAGTAATTCCAGATGGGATTGTTACTGATGTACCTGATGTAATAGTTTGTTGAAGTTTAAGTCCGTATGGAGCGCCAACTGGTCGCTCAGGAAAAGTATTAACTGACATTATGAAATCTCCACTCCACTGATATGGAAGTTAACTGTAGTCGCTGATGCTCCACCTTGAATTGTTTGAGCAGCACTAATTACTTGCTTTAGGTCAATAACAACAATTGAGTCAGCGGCAATGGCAACCAAATCGGCAAGTTTTGTACCATTAAGTGCTAGGTCAAAAGTTGCTGCAGTTGTTGCTGTATTAGTAACCACAATGTTAGTTACTACTGCAGTAGTTGACGCTGGGACTGTATAAAGAGTTGTAGTCAGCGTTGTTGTTGCTGCTCCTCGGAAGAGGGCCTTAGTCGTTGTAGCCATTAGTTACTACCTTTCATATTAGTATGCACCCATTATATTCATAAGTTCTATGTCTTTGCCTTGAATTGTTAAACCGCCTGTGTTTTGTCCTGCCGTTACGTTAGTACCAATAAATACGCTACCTGAAAAGTTGATACGCATTTTTTCTGTTTCGTCTGTTGCAAAAATAATTGCCCTAGATGCTGAGTTATGTCCTAACCAAAGAGCAGTAGAGTCAAGAGCAATACCTCCCGCATAACCACTGCCTTTTGCGGTAATTTGACCTGACCAGAATGCGTCAGGAGTAATATCTGTTGATTGATTATTAACAGCAAGTTTAGTATTTATTGTTGCACCATAAGTTGCGCCAGCGCTAGTTCCTCCAATAGCAACATTACCATCAGCATCAATAACAAATGGTGTTGTATCAGAAGCCACATCGTTAACTACAAATGAGTTGCCTGTGCCATTGTTTTGAATGGCAAGCGGAACCGTTGTGCCTGATGCAACTGTAATGGTTGAGCCACCATTAGTAGAAACATAATCAGTTGGCAATGGGCCTGTTGCACCTGTTGCTCCTACTGGGCCTATCGCTCCTGTTGCTCCAGTTGGTCCAACGTCTCCAGTTACACCCGCTGGACCTGTAGCACCCGCTGCACCTACTGGACCAGTAGCACCCGTAGCACCATCTAATCCATTAGTACCTGCTGGACCCGTTGCTCCAGTTGGGCCTGGCACTGTAGAATCAGCACCGCTTGCACCTGTCGCACCTGCAGGTCCCGTAGGACCAGTTGGTCCTTCTGGTCCTGTTGGACCTGTGGCTCCTGTAGAGCCAATTGCTGTAGAGTCTGCACCAGCAGGCCCCGTTGCGCCAGTGGGTCCTATAGGGCCTGTAGGGCCCGTAGAACCTGTATCACCCTGAATACCTTGTATTCCCTGGGGTCCAGTAGCACCTACTGGTCCCGTGGCTCCAACAACTCCTGTGGCTCCTGTTGGACCCACATCGCCTGTAACTCCCGTAGGTCCGACAATTCCCGTTGCTCCGACTGGTCCAGTTGCTCCAGTCGCGCCAACACTACCAGTAGCCCCAATAGGGCCAGTGGGACCAACATCACCAGTAACTCCAGTAACACCTTGAACTCCTTGACTTCCTTGTGGTCCTGTTGGACCTGTCGGTCCGACATCACCTGTTACTCCTTGTGGTCCAGTAGACCCTGTTGGACCTTGCGGTCCTGTACTTCCTGTGGGTCCTGATGGACCCGTAGCACCAGTGTTTCCAGGTGTACCTTGTGGACCTTGGTCAGCAGATAAAGAAACTGCAACAGTTGGACTTACTGACTCAATAGTAATAGTTGTTTCATTTGGTGAAGCATTTTCAACAGAAAGATTAATTGCCGCACTAGGCGTTTCTACAATAATAAACTCTGTCATATAGTCACCGCAGCGGTAACAACAAACTTCCCCTCAAGAATGCGTGTTGTTTCAGAACCTGAATCAAGTACTAAATCATAATCGTAACGACCAGCAGCAATTGCTCCAGTAGTAACAGCAGGAACGCTAACAAGAACACGTCCATTAAGTGCATCAAAGTTAATTAAATCATTAACTGTTGTAGCACTTAAAGTAGTAGTTGTTGAGCCAGCAAATGGACGCACAGTCATTGTTGCTGAATAGTTAGTTAAGTCCCATGGAGTAGCATCAGTTTTAATTACAAACTGTAAATTAAATGTTGTAGCCTGCTCACAAACAATGTTATATTTTGCACTCATATTATAGAGTCCTTAATGCATCAACGGCAGATTTGCCAGTAGTGCTAGCCAGTTCATTGCATACGCCATTTAAATCTTTAAAGTCAGATGGTTGACGTACTGCGCTAACTTTGTAGTTAAGCGCACCAATCAAGCCTTTGCCAGTAGTACCAGCCCAAGCATTAGCAGCACCTTGTTCGTCCAGAAATGCAGTACGGGCAGGATAAGTACCGCCATTAGCCAACCTATTTAACTCTGCACATAATGTGCTGCCTTCTGTACCTGGCATTTGCTACCTCTTTCGATGATGTTTTGGTAATATCAAATTAGATGGCTTTTCTACTGCACCAAAAAATGCTTTGTAGTAATGCTCATCAAATGAAAATCTTTTCATGTGCGGAACTGTTGCTCCTGTATGACACCAGACTGGAACTTCAGCCTTGTCACACACTGCAAAGAAATAAATATCTTCACCCATGAATGTGCTACCAACGCCTACTTCTGTAAAGAATGGGGCATCTGGTAAAACTTCTTTAATCTTAGTAACTGCATTTCGATGCATTAGAACAAACCCCATACCAGCAGCGCCTACTTGAATAAACTTATTATCAGGCAAAGGATGTATTCTTTGGATACCGACTACGCCATCTGCTTCGCCAAACTGATATACAGTAGGCATGGGAATCATAAGCGGGTCTTCTGGATTATCAGTAGTAAAGTAAACACCAGTAACAATAGGACGCTCATTTGCGTCTTTGTTATCCCACAGTAGTTTAAACTTATCAACACTAATAACTACATCTGAATCTACCCACAGCAACCAGTCTGACTTGTTTTCGTCATACCAGTAGTTAATTACTTTTTCTCGTTGACGAGCAATTTGATTGCCTTGACTACGCAGTGAGGTTTCAAACTTAATACCTGAATGAAGCAATACATCTGCTACTCCCTGCATAAACTTGCCATCTACATTGCCGTTATCGCACCAAGCAATTGATACTGTTTCTTGCATGTCCCCTACCTTTACTATTTCTTTTTCTTTGCTACTGCAGCATTGTCAACTAAATTAGGGTATGGCCTGCCCGCTGCTTTAGCGCGGGCTTTAGCCTTAGCCTTTTGTGCTGGTGTTAATTTTTTAGAAGTCTTTTTTGGATTCTTTGTATCCCAAAATGCTTTCTTCACCACTTCACCTTATCTGCCCAGTATGCTGCTGACATTTTGCCTTTGGCAATATTCTTAGCATGACGTGCTTTGAAAGAAGCCTGACGCTTAGTAGGCTTTCTATCACCAACAACACCCTGTTGACCAAAGCGAATAGTCTTCACTTTATCGCCTTCTTTAGCCACAACTACGTGTGATTTCTTTGGGTGATTTGGTGTGCGCTTAGGCTTGTTAAAGCCTGATACTCCTGCTCGCTTTAGTCTAGGGTCAGCCATAATTTTAGTATGTCTTATAAACTTTGTTAACGAGTTTTCCGCCAGCACCAAATAATCCACCGTTTGAACGTGGCTTAATTGGTTGAATTTTCATATTCATATCTAGTCCTGGATTAGGAACTTTTCGACCTGCGCCTGGGCGTGGGTCAACTACTGGCTTGTTTCCTCCTGGGGTTTTGTTGCCTGACTTCTTTGCTCCCCAGTTACTTCCCTTTGGTGCTGGTTGCATTATTTTACCTTTCTTAGTTTTGAATTCTTCTTACTTTCCTTTAATTCGCTTTCCTTTAGAGTCATAGCGTGCACCCATTAGGAGTGCGCCAAAAGCCTGACCCTGTTCTGCTCTAGCCTTTTTGCCAGCAGCAGCAGCACGGGCATCAGCACCTGGTCGTATATCTGCATCAGCGTTAAACGCAGTGCGCCATGACTGATAAGCCTCATTAATTTCTTTGGCTACATTTTCAAAATAATTACGATTTTTAGCCATTACTTCTTCTTGCCCATCTTCCTCATTGCAGCCTTCTTAACGGCTTTTTTAGCAACCTTCTTCATTCCCTTTTTCATTTCCATCATCTTCTCAGACTTGGACTCCATCATTTCGCCAGCGGCGTATGCCTTAGCGGCCTTCTTACCTGCTGGTGTATATGGGAACTTCTTCTTTCCTACCTGTGGCATGTTAGACTCCTATTTCCTTTAGTACTTCGGCGGTTTTTTTATTTATATCTTTTGTCTTTGGCATAGTTTCTGCATTGTAGGCTTTACCTAAAGTCTCTGATGCGCTATACGCTGCCTCAACATCTGACATTCTTGTTCCTGCTGGTTGCATACCTTGGGCACGTGCATCCCTGTATGCTTGTAGTTCTGCATTCCATTTCTTATCAGGAATGTCTCTGGCTGCATCTCCTACACCTAATTCAAGGGTAGCAATTTTGCAACCAAAACATCCTTCAACATACTCTGGATGTGTTTGCTTTTTATGTAGACTCATATCGCTGTAAAGTTAGCCTCGGTTACTCCGATGCCACCAGCAATAAGAGCGGCCTTAGTCGCTTCAGAAACAACATGGTTTCTTCCGCCAAGATAGATTTCCTGATAGTCGTCTAACTGGTCATCTAACAGATATCGTGTAATTGAATATGTCCCGTTGTTCTTAATAACAGTTAACCCTTTATCTAATTTATAAAAATGAAATAAACGATGTCCACCTGCTGGTCCTTCACGGACAGTTGGTGTTTTAAATACGTACTCTGTCATTCGTCCTCCTTAATGGACTTACTGATGAGGCTAGGTTTCCCTAGCCCCACCCGTCAATCAACTAAGCGATTGATGAACCTGATTCGATTCGGTATAGTGCCTCTTCGCGGTAGCGAGCAAAGCCAAGTACGCCGTACCAACCCATTGGGCGATGACGCATTAACTTGTCTACTACTGGTCCGATTACTACGTGTGGCTCTTCTGCCACTGCCTCAGCCATTGCCTGTTGTCCAGCAATGATTGTGCGGTAGTTGCGAGCAGATGATGCTCCGTCTGTAGCATTGTATAGACGTGGTGACTCTACGAAGTATGCACCTTCGTATGTTCCGATTTCACCAGCCCAGATGCGGTCCTGTGCAGAACCGTACTGATTTGGTAGAAGCCATCCTGCTGAACCTGTTTCTGCACGAAGGTCGTGTGAAACTTCTGGGTGAATACCAGCCCAGTATAGTGAACCCTTGCGGGCGATAGCCTTACCAGCACGCAACTTAGCAACAGCCTTACGGATGTTTGCTGAAGAAAGTGTTGCTGCTGCTGTAATTGTGGCTGTTGAAGTAGCAGTTGCACCTGCGTAGATTACGTTTGTACCACCGCGCAATGTTGTCATTGCTACTGAGTCAATAGAATCTGCAAGGTTAAATGCAATGATGTTAGCAATTGCTGGGTCTACATCTGCTAGAGAGAATAGTTCCAACGCACGTGTTACAAGTACTGAGTTACCATACTCGTTAAGAGTAATGGTGACAGATGTTGGTGTAGACAGTGCTACTGCATCTGGGTCAGTATCTTCAGTGAGAGCAGTTGTTGCTGCTGAAAGGTCAACGTAGCGCTGTAGGACTACTGTTGAACCTGGGATTGCTTGCTTAGCAGGACGCTTATCTGCGACAGAACGAATGAGTGGTTCTGAACGGAGAGCGAACTCTAGTAGGCGGTCATACGCCTTTTGTACTAGACCTGCTGCACCTGCTGTACCTCCAAGAGTAGAGGAACCAGTTGATGTATATGCATTAGGCATGAGTTGTCACCTCCAAGTGACTAGGAGCGGAAAATTATTGAGAGCGAAGGAATGCAATTAGTTCTTCTTGAGAGTTAAACTCTCCGCCTAAACGTGCTTCCAAATCCTCTGCTCTTGATGGAGTCCCTGCATTTTGTGTGATGATGTCTTGCTGACGTAATGTCGCACGGTCTACATCACTAATGTTTTGTTCCTGTGCATCACGGGCATATCCAAACAAATCTCCGTTATCATCGAGCCAGTTCATAACTGTCTCATCGTTAACTTCTTCTAAGTCCTTTAGGATAATACGTGCTGCCTTAGGATTGACTCCCTTTTGTTCTAAGATTTCTTTGACGGTTCGCTCACGCTGCACCTTGGATAAACTCTCAAGTTGCTCAGTGAGTTCCTTGATACGCTTTTCATCTGCACGCTTGGCTTTGCGTAACTTTTTTACTAAGTCATCGCCACCAAGTTGCTGGTCGGTATCTAGTTCGTCGTCTTCGTCATCCCAGTAATTGTTGCTCATAGCAACCACCCTTCTATTCGTTGTTAGTCGCAGACCACAGTTCAGTTCGGGGAAACTGGCTGGCTTCTGCTATCGGTCTTATACACTGCATGGGGCCGATAGGTCCATGTCAGGAATTTAGATTGAGCCTCTTACTTCTGATTTAAGAGATACCTTGCTTGTTCCAGATGAACCTCTGAAACGTCCAGTTTCTCTTTTAGAAATATCTTCAAGTTCTTGCTTAGCACTTGCAGACTGACGTAAGTAAACATCTTCTGCCTGTTGCTGTGTGTATGTTCCGTTCTCATAAGAACGCAACTGAGCCGCACGTGGAAGAACTCCAGCAATTTGCGATGCACCAAGTTCTGCTTCATCTCTGCTGATACCAAGGGCTGCATATTCTTCCATTGATGCTGTATTAATCTTTAGTCCTTGCTGTAGGAATGCTCCACCAATTGAAGCAGCCTGAGCCTTAGTCTCTAGTTTAGGTAGAGTTTCTTCTGGATTTAAGAAATATGCAACAATGTCACTATCGCCAATCATTGGATACAGTTCCTTAATTGCTCTAAGAGTACTGTTATCTGACTTAGCAAGACCAGTAGAAATATCCATACGGCGCTTTAATTCTGCAGGTGCAATAGTTCCACCAATATACTTAGCAAATGTAGCCTGCTGTTGTTCACGGGTAGAACCCATAAGACCCTTTTGACCATAGGCTGTAAAGATTTCAGCCATTGCATTCTCAAGGTCTAGGTATGTACCCTCATCATAAACATTAAGTCCTGCTTTTCTACGTGCTTCATTTCCAGCAAAACGAGCCTTGTACTCTGGTCTTTCACGAAGCATTAATGTAACTTGAGCAGTTGGTGTTCCGTCGATAATCATTTGTTTAACTGAGTCAGCAAGAGAACCCAAACCATACTTTTCAAATTCAGCCTTTAATATTGCCCAAGCAGATTCACGTTGGTATTTTTTTTCTGCTGCATCAGCCGCTGCTGCAAGGTCTGCTGCATACTTAGTGCCATCTGTAGCATTATTATTATTGCCATTACCAGCAGCATTATTATTGCCACCACCTTTAGGTGGGTTGTTACCTTCTGCTTCTTTGTATAGTTTCCATGCTCCGCCAATAAATGACCAGTATGTTCCTGCTGGAGCCTCATAAGGAGGCTCTGTTCCACCACCAGTTTCACGGGTTTGTCTTGTTCTATCAGCACGACCTCTTGCAAAAGCAGCACGGGCTGCTGGAGAATACTTGTTCATTCTTGAAGTATCGCCAGCCATACCTGCTTCATAGGCGAGAGTTTCTTCATCAACACCAAGTTCTTCGCCAGCCCGTTGTGTGGCTTCATATACTTCTTGGTCAGTTAATGGAGTTTCATCTTCATTTTTGCGTCTGGTATTGCGTCCACCAACAGCACCTTCATCTAGTTGCATATCTTCTTTAGCCATGATTATCCCTGCAATCCGAAGTCTTGCAAGATACGTAGTACCGTACTTGTAGACTGCTCTATAGCCTCGTCTGTAAATGCAAAATCAGAATGTTGCCTTACGGCTCTGTCAAAATCCCAGATTGGACGAAGGTTTCCCTTTTCATCAAACATGTTTTTCATAAGCCAATCATCCTTCATGGTTATGTTTGTTTTCTGCAATTTTGAATTCATACGATTAACGTATGGCTGATAAATAGTACGGAGCGTTAAGCCTTGGTTCATAAGTTTTTGGACTTGTTCTGTTTGTCCAATAAGAGCAGCCTGCTTAATTTCAGCCTTAACTGCATCAAGACTTTCGCCTCTATCAAGGCGTTGCATCCAAGTACTTACCTGTGACTTTGTAAAATCCTTTTCCAGTTCAAAACCATAATCATTTGCATAGTCTTGTAAGTCAGAAATATTTGTGGCAATAGCGCCTTTAGGCGTACCATCACCCAACTTAATCTTTGCATTAAGATACTTTGCAATGTAAGCAGTATTCTTTTCATTGGCTGAATCATAAATATCTTTAGCCCAAGTATTAAGTTCTGCTGGAGTATAAGTAATACCTTTGCTATTGAGTTGGTACTCAAGATTATCTTTAGCAGTTTGCAGACCACGGGCATAGTCTGTATTACCAGCAGCAGCCTGAACTTTTTTGTCATAGTCTGGGTCGTTTGGGTCAAGTCCCTTGACTAGATTGTCATACTGACGGCGAAAGAAATCACGTGCTCTAATAGTATCAGCATTAGCAATAAACCATTTCTTGCTTGTTAACTCGCGCTCAAACTGTACTGGTGACATATCGCCCTCAATAGCGCGAATTAAAAACTCTCTTAGTTCGTCATCAGTAGAAAAGATTGCATCAATGTAGCCATACTTTTCTTGTGCTTTTTTAAGAATATTAGCAAATTCTGGGTTAGCATTTTCTGCTGCAGTATTTTTAGAAGCAGCGGTAATACCAGCAATTGTGGTTGTATCTGCCATTACTGAACTCCCGTCACTCTCTTAAATATGTCATAGTATTCAAGTACTTTATTTGCTTTAGTTTCATCTGTTTTAGAAAGTTGCTCATACAAGAACTGCTCTGAGTCAAGACCTGTGTTTGTTACTCTAGATACTGGCGCACCTTCTACATCGTATGTAGTGGTAGTAACATTTGGATTTTTACGTTGAACCTTTTGCAACAGAGGAAAGATTTCTTCAAACTGCTCATCTGTAGCGTTAATACCCTGTAGTTGTTGGTACATAGCATTAACCGCTTTACGAGCATCGGTTTCTCCAAAGACAGTTGCATCTCTTAATGTTTTAGATGTATAACTATCAGATGGTTTCTTTCTTGATAAAAACTCATCTAGTGTTTCTAAAGTTTTTTTGCCCTCAAACTTATATGCTGTTGTCTGCTCAACTGTGTAAGCAGATACCGCTCTATCAAGGGCTACAAGAATATCCTCTGATGTAATATCTTTAGTCTTACTAAGATAACCAGAGTTACGTAGTTTGCTTGCTACCTTAGCCTTGTCATTGTCATACTGCTTCAACAACTGCTTAAGATACATATCACGGACTGCATCCGTGCGTCCATACTGAACACCCTGGTCTACAAAGTATGGCTTTCCTAAATCATTAATTTCTGATGGGCCAGGAGCAGCAGTAAGTTTTGGTCGCTTTGTTTCAGCAGGTTCAGTATAAAGATAAGCCTGATAAGGCGTATTTTTTTCTGGGTCAGTAACCTGAACTACAGTCTGTCCACCATCAACAGAAACACTAGCACCAGCAAAAAGGTTTTCTACTTGTGCTTCATTAGAAACTGTTTTACCAGCAGTTTCTTTTGTTTCTTTTTCTATTACTTCCTTGCTTTTAAACTGCTCTTTACTATCAAAAGACTTCTCACCAGAAGTCCAAGCACTAAAAGAAATGTGATAACCTTTAGTTTCTCCAGC